ACCGACTATTTGCAACAGTGCCGTGTACATCGAAATACGGCTTATCAGGCGTTAAAAGATGCTTGCGATGACTTGTTTGCAAGACAATTCAGTTATCAGAGTCTTAGTGAAAAAGGTAACACTATTAATCACAAATCAAGATGGGTGAGCGAGGTGGTGAAAAAACGCGGTGACCTCCTCGACCTCGAACCAGACAGCTTCGATCAAAACATTGCCATTAACACCCGCGCGCCGTTCTTCCTTGCTCAGGCATTCAGTAAGCGCTTACTGGCACAGCCGAAACCGGAAGCGGAGCTGCCGCACCGCTCGATTATTTTCGTCAGTTCCATCAACGCCATCATGCTGGCGATGAATCGCGGCGAATACACCATTGCCAAAACCGCCGTTTCTGCCGCTGCTCGTCTGTTTGCTGCTCGCCTTTGTAATGAACAAATTGGCGTTTATGAAGTGCGCCCTGGTCTCATCAAAACCGATATGACTATTCCGGCAACGGCTTATTACGACGAACTGATTGCCAAAGGTCTGGTGCCGTGGGGACGTTGGGGTTATCCGGCTGATATTGCTTCCACTGTCCGCGCGATGGCGGAAGGTAAACTGATTTACACCTGTGGTCAGGCGGTCGCCATCGACGGCGGCTTAAGTATGCCGCGCTTCTGAGGCTGAATCATGAGAGATCTGTTACAACGCCCGGATTTATTCAGTATCAATACCGCAACACTGGGCTATAAAACGCCGCTACNAACAGCGCCTTGTTATAGTTGTCCAGATCGCGGATCCGGTTATCCGGAGGAAACAACACGATCTCCACTGAAGCTGGTGCCGACGTTGGTTTCGGCAGACGGCGTAACTGCTCAATGATGGCGGCACACGCCGCGCCCTGGAATTTACGCCCCGCCGCGCTTATCAGGCTCTTACCTGCAAAAGCCCCTTTGTTGGGGTGTCGCCAGTACGTGTTCACGCTGGGGGGAAACGGCAGGATCAGCTTCATACTTTCAGCCCCCTCTCATGTAACCAGTGGGCTGCACGCAGCCTGCCGTTTTCCTCACCGGCAAGCAGTGCGCGGATAATCCCGACCGCCTCGCTGTCGTCGTCCTTCACCGCGGTATGAAGCGTTATCCCCCGGGCCACGCCACGCTTTATCGTGATGACGCCTTTTTTCTCCAGTGCGCGAAGATGCTCTACCGCTGCATTCACTGAACGGTATCCCAGCATGGTTGCCACCTCCTGATTAGTTGGCGGGAAGCCACGTTCTTGCTGGTAAGAAATCAGCATATCCAGCACCTGCTGCTGGCATTGAGTTAACGTCGTCATGCCGCCATCTCCCTGACCAGTTTTTCCGCCTGCTGGCGAACCTGCACCAGAAACGCCTCACCACATGCCTCAAGTTCATCGCGCCCGATGTAGCTGATTGCCGGTCCCTTCCAGGTCTTGTCGAAAACAGCAATAGCACCAGCGAAGAAAGCACCTGTCGGCACCTGCTTCTCGTCCTTCGGGATAAACCAGGCAGGCAGTTCAAAACCAATACGCCCGCGAATAAAAGCAATATGGTCCGCATCTTCCGGCCACCACACTTCACTGGTGGCAGCTTTGATCAGGAAAACATAGCGCCCGCCTTTATCACGCATGGCACTGGCATGTTTCATGATGTAACGCATGCCGGTGATGTATTGCCCCTCATGCTGACTGGCGCGGCTGTATGGGGGATTACCAAAGGCAGCACCTTTAAGCTCCGCAAGGCGTTCTGACCAGTCATGCGCCAGCGCGTTGTCTTCCGCCGTGTAATACGCGGCACATTTGGCGTTATCACCGTCAGTGAACAGATCCAGAACAAACGGGCCAAACAGGGTGTTAATTCCCCAGAAAATGTTGTCCGGCGTGCGCCACTGATCGCCCACTTCCTTCAGTTCATGGGCTGGTTTGTTCCGCAGTTCCACCAGTGCCTGACAATATTTATTACTCATTAAGCCCCCACGTAATTCCCTGACAGATACCACTCTTCACCCGATGCAGCGCGCTTGCTGCTTTTCTGTAAGCACTGCTCACGACGCGCCAGAAAATTGTTTCGTTCTGGCTGGGAGTGGCTTTCACGGAATACCGCCATCCACACGGTTGCAGCACGACGGTATAAGCCCCTGGACTCCAGTTCTTCAGCCTAGCGGGTCAGGCACAAAATCACCCGTGGATCGTTAGTGCCGACATAGAAATTGCGCACAGGTCTGGTTTCTCGAACTGGTTGTGGTTCCGGTTCCTGCGCTCTCTCAGTCAGGCGCGGGAAATGTCTGCGTGTATCTCCTTCACAACGGTGAGCCACACGCCCACTCTGACGTAACTTGCTTGCTGACTGCAGAACGCGCTGCCGTGAGTAACCTGCAAAAGCATCCGCAATGTCTCCGGAAGTACATCCCGGATGGGCTTCAATGAATTTCTGAACTTCATTCAAAAGACTCATGATCACCCCCTGAATCCTGCCGGGATCTGGCTGTAGTCCACGTTGTCGTAACTGGATTTGAAGTACGGGTCTTCGCGTTTTTCGGTGTACGTGCTGACGGACGGTGATAAGCGCAGGGAAAGCTCATCCCATTTTTCCCGCAACTTCGACGGGCTGAGCACGTTACGGCACCAGAACGGATCGCGGCTGACGCGGCTGTACATCTCGCAGATTTGTTTGTGAGTACGACCATCCTGCACACACATCAGGCGAATTTCGTTTGCCCAGGCTGTCCAGTTCGGTTCTTTGGGACGAACCACCTCGCCGTCACATTCGGCGGCTTGCTCGTACAGGGCGATGATTTTTTTCCAGAGCCACTGTGCGCAGGTCAAATCATCCTGCGTTCCCCACTGGCGCTTTTTAGGGCTGAATACAACCGCATCAGGATGGCGAGTTAAAAAATCCTGTTCATCCGTCTGCGTGTCCGGTTGCGAAGCGTCCGGACGAGAAGGTTTTTTATCTGACGGATCATGTTTTGATTTTACTGACGGATCCCCGCCAGATTCTGACGGGTGAAAACCCGCTTTTTTGCCAGATTTCGACGCATCAAATTTTGACGGGTCAGATTTTGATGCGTCAGATTTTGACGGGTCAGAATCTGGCAGTTGAGAAAATGCCGCTGCCTGAAGCTTCGCAACGTTAAGCTGATAAACATTCGACGCATTGCGGTTACCCTGGCGACGCGCCTTACGCGTTAACCAGCCTTCTGCTTCCAGCCGTGCGATAGCCGTCCTGACGGTACTCATCCCCGCGCCAATCTGACGGGCAATAGTTTCAATTGATGGCCAGCACACACCTTCGTCATTACTGAAATCAGCCAGGCGGGCCATAATTGCCACGCTGGATAATTTCATGCCTGATGCAGCGCAACCATCCCATACATAGCCGGTTAATTTAGTGCTCATGACCGACCTCTATTTCCCTGAATTTACGACGAAACTGTTCGAGCGGGCTGAAGCACTCATGCTCATAGCCTTCGCGGAGGTAGATAACTCGTTGTGTTTCCGGCTCCCAACGAATGACTCTGACGGGCACTCCGTAGTGATCTTTGAACCAGCGGTTAACTTGTCGCAAAGGACTGTCTCCTTCTGCCGGTTGAAATCACCCACAGCCCACTCAGCAAAGCTGTGGGTTACAATTTCCCTGTCACCTGGTACATTAACTGCATAGCAATACTCCACCTTCGCTTTTCCACCCGGTACAGGAAGCGCAATCAGTTGCGAGCGACGGTAGTGTGTTGTTAAACTGTTCATGCGTTAGTTTCTCCACAGTCACGACACGCCACGGCGCCCGGAGCTGCACACTCGCGGGCGTCATTACTTTCTGAAATGCAAAAGATTTTGTAGACCAGTGCTGCATGCTCCTGCAGCTTCGAAATTGAGAGATACAGCTCGTCGTTAATTGCTGTCTTCTCATGCGGTTCCACCACACCGTCTTCGATTGCCGAACGAATCTGTCTGGAATAACTGCCAATCTGTTCAATGACTTCCAGCAGGCGCTGGTTAATATCGGCGTTGTCCACATCCTCGACGTCAGGAAGAGACACAAAGACGCCATTTGCAGACTGCGCCACAGCGTCAGCAATGAAGTGAGTTCCACCAGCACGTTGCAAAATCATTGCCCATCCCAGCGGGAAAATCTGATCGCCATCGGCACGAAGGCGGTTAAATAATGCGTTTTCTGTTACATCCAGCCAGTCAGCTGCTTCAGCGTAACCACCCGGCAACGCTGCGATAGTTTTTCTGACAGCTTTCACGTACCACTCAGGCTGTTTTTCTACTTTCCAGTGATGCTTACCCACGGTTAGCCTCATCGTTCTGTGGTTTCTGTTAATCGATTTATCCATTAGATTTTTCATAAAGCTCAGGTTTAAATGGCAACCGTCCGCAAGTTCTATATGCAGCTTCTGCTGCACGTCCTTTTGGAATTAACTGGCCCGGACGGTTTCGCCACTGATAAACGGCTTCAGTTGTTATGCCGAAAAAAGCAGCAACTTTCTCAATACTGCCGAAGTAGCTTTCGATATCGTCAGTTGTCATACGCCCTCCAAGCTAAGTTTTATTAGATGCTAATTACAAATCTATCTTTGGTCAATAAAAACTAAGATTACTTAGCAATTCAAGAAATGGTGCTCCTATGGAAACGGTTGGTCAGCGTATAAAAGCTCTGAGAAGAGTTACCGGAACGTCCCAGAAAGAATTGGGTAAATTTTGTGGAGTAAGCGACGTTGCTGTGGGGTACTGGGAGAAAGACATCAATACCCCTGGTGGGGAGGCACTTTCGAAATTAGCGAAGTTCTTCAATACGTCAATAGATTACATTCTTTATGGTGCTGAGTTTGAAGGCAAACTCGTCACAAACATGCGCAGAGTTCCTGTAATATCGTGGGTTCAGGCTGGGCAGTTTACTGAGTGCAGGGCAGCAGAAGTGTTTAGTGAAGTGGACAAGTGGGTAGATACATCATTAAAGATTGGTGATAACTCATTTGCATTAGAGGTTAAAGGTGACTCCATGACTAACCCTAATGGCCTCCCAACAATACCAGAAGGCGCAACAGTGATTGTAGATCCAGATGCAGAACCTCGTCATGGAAAAATAGTCATCGCTCGACTTGATGGAACAAACGAAGCTACAGTAAAAAAATTAGTCATCGATGGCCCTCAAAAGTTTTTAGTGCCATTAAATCCTCGGTATCCCAACATCCCTATCAATGGTAATTGCCTTATCATTGGTGTAGTCAAAGGAGTTCAATACGAACTCTAAGACCTCTCTTCTCTAACTAAGGCACCGAACTAAGAAAAGTTTGGTGTTTTCTCTTGCCATAATAACTAAGTTAAGTTAGATTTTATATCAAAGATAACGAACAGGCAGGACGCCCACGAAGTAGCCGCCGGTGGCGTATGAATGACCGGATTGNNTCNNTNNNTGGAAATCAGCCAATGATTCGCGTTCGCCTACCAGAATGACTTTCAGCTTCAATGGCATCGAAGGCACAGAGACGGGGAGAGGGCGCGACTCATCAAACGCAACCCAG